CACTCAGGATTCTTACCGAAAACCAACTCATAGTTATTAAAGACAAATTGAATAAAGGGGGTAAGAAACGATGAGTGAACTTAAGGAAGTTCAATGGACGAAAAATGATATGGTAGAAGTAAACCTGAAGGAACCAGATGACTTCCTGAAGGTTCGTGAAACTCTTACCCGTATTGGTGTTGCATCTCGCAAGGAAAAGAAATTATTTCAGTCCTGTCATATTCTTCATAAGAAAGGGCAATATTATATCGTACACTTTAAAGAGTTGTTCGCTCTTGACGGTAAGAAAGCAAACCTGTCTGAGAACGATGTGCAGAGACGTAATCGAATTATCAAACTCCTGTCCGATTGGGGACTTGTAGAGATTGTTAAGGAAGATACTGTTTCTGATGCGGCACCTCTAAGTCAAATCAAAGTCATTGCTTACAAAGAAAAGGGTGAATGGACTTTAGAGTCCAAATATAACATTGGTAAAAAACGTCAATCAAATGAAGCGTAATGAAGATCGCATTAGACCTCATTGGATTCAATCACCAGGATGGTTGCATGTAACTGTACCTGAATCTGTTAAAAAGGAGTTGATTGAATCCATGAAAACTCCTGATGGTGATGCTAGATCTGGACTAAAGGGTCATTTATCTGAAGAGTATTACTTACCCATAACAAAAGAAGTTAGTAGGTTTACTTCAAGTTTAGCAAATCGATATTGTAATGTTTTTGGATCTCAGCATCTTAAATTAGATACCAGACTAGATCTTTTAAGTGGGAAACCAATAAAGTTTGAATTGTCAACACTTTGGGTTAATTACCAAAAAAAGTATGATTTCAATCCTACACACATTCATTCGGGAATTTTTTCTTTTGTTATCTGGGTGAAAATACCTTATGATATAAATGAAGAATTAAAGGTTTACTCTAAAACATCCCAAGCAGAAACATCTCATTTTTATTTTCAATATCTTTCTCCTGAAGGATTGCTTGGATCTCACAATATTGAATTGACTTCAGAATGGGAGTGGCAAATGGTATTCTTCTCTTCTAAATTAAACCATGGAGTTCAACCATTTTACACATCGGATGAAACTAGAATATCTATTTCAGGAAATCTTTTTCCTAAATAGAGCTGCCTTGCTACTCTACAAATGGCGGAAGATAAATCCAAAGTTGTAGAGAAGGAAGACCACGATGATGATAAAAGTGAAGTATTAGGCAATCTTGTAAAGGTTGTTGTTCTTATTTGGTCTGCTTCTCTTCTTACATTTAGTTACGTTAGACTTCCAAATGGAAACAAAATCTTAGATTTTGATCCTACCTTTATCGCATCCGTGTTCTCTGGATCTTTAGCTGCGTTCGGATTGAGTCCTGCCAAGTCTGGTGGTGCTCCTAAGAAAGCACCTGAGATCAAGAAAAAAGAAGAAACACCTGAACCCAAGGTCTAATCATGCAAAAATTTATTAACGTTGTAGCACTGCTGTCTGGTCTGACCTCTCTTGGTCTGATCGGCGGTGGTGTTTATGTTTATATGCAAAAGGATGTGATGATCCGTGATCTCACAGATACTTTAGTAGAGGGTGCTATTGGCGCTATTGCTGATGCAGTACCTGGTATTCTGGACTCTGCTATTCCTTCAGCACTTCCTGGTGTTACAGGTGGACCCCAATCTCCATCTGCACCAGTAGTTACAGAAGTAATTCAACCCCCCTTCTGATCATGTTTAACAGTAATAAAGAGCAACCAGGCGATTATTTTCCAGAACCTACTCCGAAAAGGGCATTTCCTTTGAAGACAGTTGGTATTGTTGTGGGTGGTCTTTTTGCTGCTGCTCATGTAGGATTACTTGGTTACCTTATGCAGGAAACCAAACCAAACTATCCAGTAATAAATTTCCCATCTGGTGATTATTCATCATATGAAGTAGAAGCAAATAAGGATGGGTATAAAATTAAATTCAAAGCAAACGATCCAGCAATCCTTGAATCTGGAAGATCATTAGATCTTAATCAAGAGAAGAAAGGACTCTTTGGCGGAGGAACTGAGCAGCGTCGGGAGACTCGCTATGACCAGTACACTATGGACGGAACCCGCAACATCGGGGGAGGTGCAATAGGTGAAGTGGGAAAGACAGGAGGTGTAAGCGCCGAGTGTATCGCGGCGGACGCTGGAGCACGGAGTCAAGGTGCAATGGCAGGGACTAGCATTGCTGCTGGTGTCGTCGTTCCAGCGGTCTCTAGCATCCCCTACATAGGATGGTTGGCAGGTGGTTGGGCATTGCTGTTGGGTCAGCGAGCAGGTTCTGAACTTGGTTCTCAAGTGGGTGAAGTATTTAATGATTGCTAATGGACATTCCAGATATTCGAGTTGGTGATTTAGATATTAGAAATATTAATGTATATCAACCACCACAGTGGGCAGTAGAACCTCCTGCTGCAATTCCCCCATCTGTTCCTATTACTGAGCAGGTGGGTGTTCCTATTGTAGATATGCCTGGATGTGTGGAAGCACATGAACAGAATACTAGCAAAGAAAAAAGTGGGATCCTCAGTGAAGATGATCCCAAAGGGGTGAAAGTATATTGTGATTCTGGCGTTCCATCTTTCAATCCCTTAGATTATAACAAAGACGATCTTGAGTTTAAATATGAACAAAAGGTTCCACCAGTTCGTCCTCCCGAACAACCAGAAGTAAAAGCACCTAAAACAGATACAAAAATACCCTCACCACCAGAGTGTCCTACAGAAGCACAGAAACTTAAAGAACCTGTAGGAACGTTCGTAGAGAACGGTACAAAAAAGATTACCTCTTATAAATTGATAGGAAAAGAATGTATTCCAGTAAAGGAAGATGTCAAAATTCCTGACCAGATTGTTCAAGCGATCCCAAGTGCAGGATCTATCACGACCACAGCGGGCATTGCAGTTGTTGCTACAACATCCGCTCTATTAGCAAAACCGCTGGCAGATCTACTGTTGAAAGTAGTCAAACCAACGGTCAAGAAAGTTATTAAAAAGATTGCTTCTATCAGGGGGAAAGTCGTGAAGGTTGAGTCCTTAAAGGAGCGCCGAGGTCAGCAGCGGATTCGGAATAAGGCGATTCGCGTCTTGAAGGGTCGGGAATAATACGATGTACATGGTCAGGAATAGCATTTGCATTTACTACTTGCACATCTGCACAGATAGAAGCATACCTTGTCCCAGGTGCAAAGCGGATTCCTTCCTTTAATAAATTTCCACAATTTTTTAATCTCGCGATCTCAAAATCTAATCTCTTATTAGCAGTTGTCTGTTGCATCAGTGCGATGTTAGCAGCAGCTGCTTCTTTACATTGGTCCTGTAATTTTTTATCTAATGGTGTAGACCATGTAGCAGAGAATCCTACACCAATACTGTAGTTATCTTTTTGCCCAGTTCTGGTTTTTTTATAGAACTGAATGTCTCCTGGATTATCAATAATTCCATCTCCAATATCATTGCCATTATCATCAAAGGCACCAAAGTTATCACTTACGTCATAAACAGGATCATTAAAGTATGGTTCGTATGGTTTTTGTACAGATGCAGTTCCCGTTACATACGGCGTAAAATTAACAGTGGCACCTTGACACTGGATCCCTCCCCCGTAAGTATTAGTGATATATGGACCTTGTAAAACCTGGATAGCTTGGTTGGTCACTGAGCCAGAGCTATTCGCGATTGGAGATGCAGTAGCAGACACCCCACCAACTGTCTCGGCATTTACGGGTGCTGCTAAAAATAGTGCTGCTATTGCGTAAAGATACTTGTGGTGTCTGTTACGCTTGTAACCTCTGTTGTTCTTTGGATAATCGTGTGATTCTGAAGACCTGGAGCACTCAGAGTCTCGGTGAACTGAAACGCTGCCCCTGGATTCGTTTGCGTGAAACTTGGTTTTCCTGTTACGCTTGTCCATGATGAAGTCACTCCTTCAATAGTTACGTTGTTTGTTCCTGTCGTGGGTGACAGATTACCACTAGCGGTTACGCCAGATCCTGTTACGGAATACTGATAAC